GCTTTCCAAGCACCTAGAGCATCTCCGCCTTCACCGTTGATATCTTCGTAGTCAACAACACCGTTGATATAAAGACGAGTGAGCCAATCGTCAAACTTACCATCTTGACTTAGGTCCCCATAATCTGTTGATCTAAGACTGTCGTCTAACAGTTCACTCCATAACTTAACGACTTGATCGTCTGCAGGCTTTGTTCCCAGTGCTGCTACTTTATTTTTAGGCAATGTGCCGTCATGACGCATAGCAATGGTCAACATCTTGATCATCTTGGGGTCTTTGAGTTTGGCTGCTATGTTAGCTTCTAATACGATTTGATTTAATTTCATCCTGATATCAAAGTCCTTTTAAAGAATCCAAGAACTGTGCCCAGTTTCTTTTGATCGCCATTGGATATATCTGTTAATAACTGCTTTGGGCCTTCTGAACGTTCTGCATTAAATCCTCTACTGTAACCTCTGGTAATGTTACCAGTCTGTTCTGGATAATGATGACTAGCTGCCATCAATACTGCTGTGTTGATAGCTTGAGAAACACTACCTGGAACATCCGAATCTCCTGCCTCTAAACTGTCTATAGCATTTTGTAAAGTTTTAACCTGACTAAGTTTCTTTTCTGCTTTATCAAACGCATCGTTCTTGATCTGATTGGCAATGTGTCCTTTGATGTCTGCGATAGCTGCTGTGATAGCGCGAACCCACAAAGGTTTAAACTTTTTAGTAAGTGTATCTACTGTAACTTCACCTGTAGTTCCTGCCTGTGCATCTGAACGGTTCCTCTTTTTATCATCTACAGCTTTAGAACCTTTGCCTACATAAAATTTCTGTAGTTTTCCAATCTCACCTTTTAAGAAATCTAATATATTTCCACCACGGCTGTCTTTAACTGATCTAGTTTCCCCGCCACTGCTGGCCACAGCTTCGTAGGTATCGCCTCGAGCTTTGATAGCCCCTGTGCCGTTAGCACCTTTGATAATGACCCATGCTCCTTGATAAGCACCCTTTAGTTCTGACCAAGAAATTTTATCTACCTGACGATAATCTTGATCGTGCGCTAATCGCATATCTTTGTGTAGTTTGACGATAACTTCTTTTCCGCCAGGATTGCCGGAGATAAGATCCAGCGATGTAGATGCTTCGTCTACATAACCTTCTAACAGTTGCGCAAATATTTTATAACTTTCTTGTCTCATTAGTTACACCAACTTTGTTTTGCCTCACCGTAATATTCACGAGCAAAGCCATTACGTATTAATTCGGATCGTAGACTCACACCGTTTAGTATGATATCTCCCAATACACGACCACCGAACTTATCCCATCCGTAGAGCGTAACTTGATGCTTTTGGGTTGTAGCGACAGCGTTTTTGGTAAAGGCTGTGGCGGCTTGTCCTCGTTGATCTTCTGAAGGGCATTGGGCTCTGAATCCTTTTTCTGGAGTATCGACTCCGTAGATTCTAATCGCAAGTTCTGGCTTAAGCGGTTTAGGAAGAAACGGCGCACTGATTACTACTGTGTCGCCGTCGTTCACCCTTAAAATTTGTGCATCATAAGTAACACCTTGTGGTGTTTTATCTGCCAGTGCTAATGCGGGCACTGCCAATAATAATAGTAGTAGTTTTTTCATTTATAGGATCCTAAATAACTCTGTATATTTATACGGCTTTTTCAGTATACTCAGCTTTTGTCCATCCGAGCAAATATTCAGCTTTCCAATGATTTTGTTCGAACCCTTGTAGATGATCCCACTTGTTTTTAGCGTTCCAAATACGGATAGCTGCATCTTGCCAATCAGTATGTCGAACAGTATATTCAAAACAGATCATACGATTCTTAAATGTTTCATAGTCGCAGTGATCATATTCCACGTGCAGAACTTCATAAACGGTGCCGTCTTCAGTGACAGCATCTAAAGCAAAATCAAAACCCCATTTACGTTTAGTCCTTAAAAGATAATCTGCTGAAGGGATAAGTTCTTTTAGTTCTTTTAGTTGATCGACAGCTTCTCTATCGTAATTGCAACGACATAAAAACATAGAATGATCTAGTATTAATCCGAGATCAGATTTTTCTAATTCGAACCAAGGCTCCTGCCAACAACGATGATTTAGTATAGGATAGTTAATGGGATAACCCATAGCAGAATAAAACTTCTGTTCTGCTAGATTAAGTTCAAATCCGTCTTTGTCGTAATATTTGAAGTCCTGTGTTTCTAGACCTTCTACAGGTTTTGTGCAAGAAGGATTTGACATCAGTGTTACTTGATGTCTACGAAACATTATTCTTCTTCTTGTGGCTTGGCTTGACAGTGAACACAGGCGCACTCTGAACAGTGATCGCAGGTTTCGTCTAGGCAGCTATGTCCGCAGTGTGCAGGATGTCTGCAATGATTACATAAAAATTCATTCTGTTCTGTCTTTGTCATCTATCGCTCCTCCAGTGACCCATGCTGTGCAACTACGATTGCCAGCGCATTTAAAATGTAAAAAGTTACAGTAACCTAAGTCTGCTCGGTGTATAGTAGCCATGGCATCTGTTTCTTTGCTGTCGCCTTTAATGCCTTCTTCTATACATGCCCACATCTTGTCGCTAACATCAAAGGCAGCACAATTGCCGCACTTCATAGTTTTAGCTGTTTTTTCTGTGATGCCCCAACGACGGGCAGCATCCTTCCAATATGATTCTGGCTCGTCTGGATTGGCAGGACCATAGTGATATTCGTCTATGGCTTTCTGACGATTCTTTAGGTTAACATCTATATCATAGGTAGCAATAGGACAGCCCTTGTTGGCTGCTTCTACTATGTTAATATATTTTCTGTATGTCATCTCTGTTCAATCCAAGTCATTGCAGACAGTGCCGATTTGTTAGCGTTGGGCGATGCTATGGCCAGTGTAAGAATATCGCTGACTGTGCCCAGACTGCCTCTACCTATTTGATAGACTGTGTCTTTATCTAGTCTAATACCTGTGCCTCCACCGCCAATAACGAATCCCGAATCAATATCTACTCCGCCTGTGTAACTGGTAGCTGAGATATCATATTGTGTGAATGAGTTAGCATCGGGCATGTCTACAAAGTTGGCGCCGGTCAGTGTGGCGTTGCGAACTAACTTATAAAACACTGAAGTATTATCTAAAGTGGCCGCTTGAAAGAATGTAGGCAGAACGATACCTTTTAAGGCTGTGCTTTTTAATCTGATGCTGAGTATGGGATAAAATGTATTAGCACTTGCCATAGTCCGACCAGTGATAGGACCAGTTATATTCTGTGCGATACCTAGTTTAGTTGCTGTTCCTTCTGATATAAGGCTGTTAGATCCTTGATATAGATAGTGGGTGCCTGCCACACCTGTGAGATTCTCTAGTTCTAATCTAATAGGCAAGAAAGGTGTCGAGCTCCAGGGCAGAGATGCTATGTTAGCGTGATTAAAGGTATGTATAACATGGGTGAACCCGTTAATGACCCAACCTATGATTATCTGTCCAGCACCATACCATTCATATTCAAATGATACCATTTGAGATTTTGTTGGATCGGCAGTTATTGAATCTATTCCACTTCCGTCTAACTTATCACCGTTCCATTGACTGCGAGGAACCCGAGTTTCAGTCAGAACGCCCGATGTGCTGGTGCGCACCACTACGTTATACTCGGGTAGCCCGTCGGCACCTATTACTCCAGCATCTTCAAAGTAAAATCCGTTATTTTCATCAAAAAGGCCTAATCGCCTGCGTATGCCTGTTACTGGTGTTTGTAATCTTACGGCATATGTTAGCGTAGAACTGCGTCCAGGGATATATCTCATCACATTGCGAGTTTGACGAATTACCTTAGATCCCTGTGTGCTGCCCACTGCCATATCTACCCAGTTGGTATTGGTATTCCAAGTAGCTGATCCTCCCAAGGTAGTGCTTTCATCCCAGACATCTGTTTCTTTACCGTATTGGAATGTATTAAAGAAATCAGTTTGATAATCTGATATTTTGATACGGTTCTTGCTAGTGTAGCCTGCTTGAGAATCTAGTGTTCTTAAACTGGGCTTACCTTCAGCATCATAGGTTAATGCTTTGTGTAGGTCGTAGAGATTGGGTTCGTCACTGTGGACGTAGTTTGTTGAGTTAGGATTTCGAATGCCCATTGATTATGCCCATGGGCGGCCCTGAATTAGACCCCCTACATTTGGATTATCTTCTACAGTATTATCTGCTTTATATTTTGTAGGTAGTTGTGTAATGTCTGCGGTTGTATCGGCATATCTGCCCGGTTCAATAAGATTTTGATCTGCTCTGTCTTGTCCAGCTAGAGCTAGTTTAGCTTCTTGTCTTAGTTTTTTATTTGCTAGAGTTGAAATTCCGTTAGCTGACATTTTAATTTCCTCCGTGGATTCTAAAACTGTTGCCTCGTATATCATCAACGTGCTTAGGTTTGTTTGGCCCACCACCTGCTAGAGTTGTTACTGCGTCTGGTGCAGCATATTCTTCTTTGGGAGTGTTTGAATATTCAGTAGGATCGCCTTTGTCTGCTAGGTCTACGATCTGACGGAATCTGCGAATATCGTCATTGTAAAAATCTTCGTCTTTGATTGCTGGCTTACCTTGTTTCTGCATGAAGCTGACAATATCATCATAGTGTGCCATATCCACCGGGCCGTTCTTGCTGAGTTCTATAACTCTCTGTGCAAGATCATGTATGTCTGCATCTTGTTTGATATCTTCACGAGCTAATTCTAGCAGTCTAATAAAAAGAGGAACGTCTAACTGAACTATATCCATTTGTAATCTCCGATTGAATATTTATCGGTTAAATATGTTTACTATGATCAACAAAGAACCTTTCAAACAATTAATCAAAGACCTTAAAGATTCCGGCAAATATCGTGTATTCAACGACATTGTTCGCGAGCGTGGTGAATTCCCCAAAGCTATATGGTATGGGCCCTATAACATTAAAACTATAGTTAATTGGTGCTCAAACGATTATCTAGGTATGGGGCAGAACAAAGTAGTGCTAGATGCCATGCACACAGCTCTAGACCAAACAGGGTCGGGTTCTGGCGGAACTAGAAATATAGGCGGACATAGTCATTATCATGTGGCTCTAGAACACGAACTAGCCATACTGCATAACAAAAGTCGTGCCCTGCTGTTTAGTTCAGCATATGTGGCCAACGAATGGACACTGATCAGCCTTGCTAAGATCGTGCCAAATATACAGTTTATTTCTGACAGTAAAAACCATAACAGTTTGATCGTAGGCATACAACACAGTCGAGCAGCCAAACAGATATTCGAACATAATGATCTAGAAGATCTAGAAAACAAATTAGCTCACAGTAAATTAGCAGGACATACTCCGTGTATAGTATTTGAGTCAGTGTATTCTATGGACGGTGATGTAAGTCCTATCAAGCAGATCTGCGATCTAGCAGACAAATATCAAGCTATAACTTACATCGACGAAGTTCATGCTGTGGGACTTTACGGCACACACGGTGGCGGCAAAGTTGAAGAACTAGGTTTAGAAAATAGAATCGATATCATTAACGGAACACTGGGCAAAGCATTTGGCGTCCAGGGCGGTTACATTGCTGCTGATGCAGATGTTATTGATGCCATCCGTTCAGTAGCTGCTGGATTTATCTTCACCACATCAATGAGCCCTGTGGCCTGTGCTGGTGCTCTAGCCGCAGTTAAGTATCTTAAAGATCATAATGAAATACGAGACAAGCATCAAGAACGTGCTAGAAAACTCAAGCATAGATTAAATGCCAACGGTATTCGAGTCATGGAATGTTCTACTACACACATCGTTCCTGTGCTGGTAGGCGATGCTGTTAAGTGTAAGGCAGTGTCAGATATGCTGTTAAACGAATACAACATCTATGTGCAGCCTATCAACTATCCTACAGTAGATGTGGGAACGGAGCGGTTACGTTTTGCACCTACTCCGTTTCATGATGATGGAATGATTGAAGATCTTATTTCTGCTCTGAAGGCTTCGTTTGCGTATCACCAGGTGCAAGTCTAAAACGGTCTTCAATAATATCTGTAGTTCCTACTTCAAATATCACAGTGTTGGGTTCTAGAGCTTCCACTTGATGGGGGCTCATTTCTGCAAAGTCTGCGGTCTTGCCTGCTTCTAGCTCAGCCTGTTTCAATTCGCCTGTGCCTACATCAGTCCAGGTTACACGAATCTTTCCTTCGTTGACAAACCAGCTCTTGCGTTTATCTCTATGAAACACTAGGCTAGTCTTTGCGCCCACACGCTCAAATACTAGGATCTTTCCACAGTATTTTTCGTTGTTGGCCCAGACTAATTCAAAGCCCCAGCCCTTGTCTAACTTTCCTGTTGGTTGTTGGTTCATGGTCTTTTCTCAATAATTTTATCAATAAGCCCGTATTCTAAGGCTTCTTCTGCGCTCATAAATTTATCTCTATCCATATCACGTTCGAACTCTTCGTAGGTCTTACCTTGGGTATTATGTTTGACATAAAGTTCTGTTAGACGTTTCTTGATGTGCATGATCTCTTTGTATGAAATCTCAATGTCAGATGCCATACCTCTTGCACCGCCCGATGGTTGGTGGATCATATGACGAGCATTGGGCAGCATAAAACGTTTGCCCTTTGCACCTGCATTGGCTAGAAACGATCCCATTGAACAGGCCTGACCCATGACATAGGTAGCCACATCACATTTAATAAACTGCATGGTATCATAGATACTCAAACCTGCTGTGACCACACCGCCCGGCGAGTTAATGAATAAGTTAATGTCTTTGTTTGGATCTTCTGATTCCAAAAATAACATTTGAGCAACAATCAAATTAGCCATATGGTCTTCAACTGGACCATTTAACATAATGATACGCTCTTTGAGTAATCTGCTGTAGATATCGAAAGCACGTTCGCCTTTGGATGTAGTTTCGATTACCATTGGGACTAGTGTCATAGTGTTCCTTTGTTGTATTAAAGTTACAGTATATAGAAAATTGTAACGCAGGTCAAGTATGTAGCAAAAATCTCTTGCTTTTCGGCATTAAGTGAGTATATAATAGTCCTGAAGGTTAAATACTTTGTCGCGAAAGCGATCCCCTTTAGATTGAAATCAAAATGAGCACTTTACTATTAAATGCAGACATGCAACCTATCAGCTTACTTCCGCTGTCTACTGTAGACTGGCAGGAAGCCATACGATATATGGTTTTGGAAAAGGCCACTGTGTTAGAATGGCACAATGATTGGATTGTAAGATCGGCTCGCTGGGAAACCCGTGTGCCAGCTGTTCTGCTGCTCAAAGAATACCAAAAGCCAAAGAACACCATGCGACTATCTAAGCGTAATGTGTTCTTGCGAGATGAATATGTTTGCCAATACTGCGGCACAGATGTAACAGATCAAACTGCTACTTTGGACCATGTTCATCCTGTGAGCCAGGGCGGTAAGACCACTTGGGAAAACTCTACCACTGCATGTAAGCCCTGCAACTACAAGAAGGCTGCTCATGTGGGCAAGTTCAAACCAAAAGTCTTACCATACAAGCCGCACTTTTGGGATCTAGCCGAAAAACGTAAGCGGAAAGGCTATCATTTGGGTCACCCAAGTTGGGCAACCTATTTGGGTTTAGATTGAGTTGACAATCATAGCATTTGAATTTATAATTAGAGTTATTAAGGTAACTTTAAAAGGATTCAAATGCTATTAACCCTTGTTCGAGAAACACCTGCTGCTACTCAATTATACGCAGACAAGGTTAATTCTCAATTTCATAAAAGTCAGTCGCACTATGTAAGTCTTGCTGAAAGATTGCGTTCTTCTATTGGTGAAGAATTTTGGAAGCAAAGTTTACTCGAAGACAGCATTGATAACTTTCGTTCTCTCAATCCACAAATTAAAACGTGGAATGATTTAACTCTTTGTTCTGCTCAACAAACTACGCTCGATCTTATCGATATCGACATCACTTTACAGCGTCTTTATGATTTGATTCACGGCTGTAATATTTTAGATCACTTCAAGCAAATTTTGGTGATGCCTATTTGTGTGTATCGCGAACCCACAAGGCCCGGTCGTTATGTTTGTTGGGATGGTCAACACACTGCTATTGCTCTTTGGATTATTGCATCTAAGGTTCTAGGAGAGGACATTTCAAAGTGTAAGGTTCCTATTGTTGTATATGCATCTGAACAAAAATCCGAAATGCGTGAATGTTTTATTTCTCTCAACGGTGATGCCAAAAGACCGTTAGACCACATTGACATTGTGCATCAAAAAGTTTTTGGTGTTCGCGCAGATAAATCTAACAATAGCGAATGGAAAGTTGTTGAGAACAAATACACAGCTCTAGAAAACTGCAAAATTTTCTTAACTAATAGAAAATTCAACGACATTGATCAGCCGGGAGCTTACAGTCGTTTAGATGAATTTATTGATCCAAATTACGAACCTGTTATTACAGAGTATTTTGCCAAATATTTCTTTAAAGTATGCAAAAGTTCAAGACCTGTGCGACCAAAAGAAAGTTGGATGATCTACGATTTCTTTAAAATGTGTAAGATTCAGAAGATCGATGTCTCAGACAAGTATATCGGCGATGTGGCTCGCGGACTAAAGACTGCAATGGGCGGAGATTTTGATTCTGACGAGTTCTACGCCAAAGCTAAAAAGTCTTATCAAGATTGGTGGCGTGATAATAAACCAAGCCCGGACGGAACTCTTTGGGGTATCTCTTACAACGAAAATAAAATTGCTTTAACGTTCTTATTGGCACAACTCAAGAAGAATACTTCCGACATCGTATTGCCAAAAATGAATCCGTTATGGCCTGTTAGTCAAGGAGACTTATTTTGATTCTACGAGATGCTACTCTCGATAAACGCAAGGATGCACAGACTCTCAAAGAACAAATTGAAAGTCGTGCAACTTGTAAACTGAGTTGGTGTGATGAACCTTTAACGATGTTTAAAGGTCCAAATGATCGACATCTTTGTCGAGGTCATCAAATCAAACAAAGAGAGTATGGAGGATTGGGTCGAATTGACCGCCCTTGGACATTTTCTCGCAAATGGGTATGTGATTGGTGCGGCTACAATCCAAAAGAAGATTCTTGGTTTGAAACTCAAAAATGGGACGACGAAGATCACAAACTTAGAACTATGCGTAATATGCTAGTCGGTGATCACAAAATTAGAAAAGCAGACGGTGGTGCCGATGACGATACCAATGTCCAAACTCTATGTCAAAATTGTAATTCTAAAAAATCAGGGTTAAATCACGATCATCGCAGGTCGGTTGACAGTAATGACGATTGATGTTATACTATTGCCATAGTAAGAATTTAGGAGCAGACTGTGCGTTATTATATTGTCAGTTGGGATAATTTGGGTGTAGAGTTCTTTGAGGAAATCACCAAATATCATCCCGACAATTGGGCTAGGGCTCATTTGTTTGACAGCATCAAACAGAGCAAGAAGGTTGAAAAGAATTTTAGTTTCAACGTTCAGCATTTGATCATGCGAGCTCAAATGAATAGTCATCGTCATTACGAAATCTATGTGTTCACATCCACAGATGATATCGAACCCAAAGATATTCGAGAATGGTTTGAATGCGATCCACAGTCATTTGCGAATTGGGTGCGTGATAATCACAGTTACGAAATTTACTCTAATAGAAAAACAACAAAAGACGTGATAGTCTAGGGAGAAATATGGATACACTTTTGGTTCTATGGTTAATGGCTTTCGGCAATAACGCCTATAACGAATTGACAAAACAGCCGCCCGATGTTATAATAACTAAATTACCAGTAGCACCAGAATTGTATTATCCAGAACTCACAGAAGAAATGTGGGACCCTAATTGGATCAACAAGAAAGTTTAAAATGAGAACACAACCACAGGTTATTATTCAACAGTTAGAAGCAGACAACAGTCGTCTGGCCAAAGAGGCTGTGCTAGAATCTGCTATGAATCAAGGACTAGACGAGTTCTTTGAAGGTGTGCGTATGTGCCTAGACAACCTATATACATTTGGTGTCAAACAGGTGCCAATCAGCGACAAGGACGGTCAAGGTCTAAGTTGGGACAACTTCAAACAGTTGGCAGAAGCTCTTTATAAACGTGAGCTCACCGGTCATGCTGCTCGTGATGCTATCCAGTTGGCCATGGATGTGGCCACTCGTGAACAATGGAACGACTTCTATCGTCGTATCCTTATCAAAGATCTACGCTGTGGTGTATCTGAAACCACTGTGAACAAGATCGCTAAGAAATCTAAGAAACCGCAGTATTCAGTGCCTGTGTTTGAGTGTCAGCTCAGTCATGATTCAGCCAATCATGAAAGCAAGCTCACAGGTAAAAAAATCGTAGAGCGTAAGTTAGACGGAGTCCGTTGTCTTACTGTCATAGACTTTGAACAAAGAACTGTGACTCAGTATACTCGCAACGGCAAAGTTCTAGAAAACTTTGCGCATATCACAGATTATCTGCAACAACATATCGACACCTTTGGCAGGTCTTATGTGTTAGACGGTGAGATCATGAGCGGTTCGTTCCAGGATCTCATGAAGCAGGTGCATCGCAAGGACAATGTTAATGCATCAGATGCTCATCTCAATCTGTTTGATATCGTGCCTTTGGTAGAGTTCAAACAGGGCAAGAGCGTGATGGGACAGCGTC